GGCTCTGTGCATCGCAGCGTGGGCACAGGGTGCGCAGGTTGGCGGGGTCGAGGGCAAGGTGTGGGGCAACCTTCATCTCGATGATGTGGTCGATGCGGTAGGCACGGGTGCCACCGACATACAGGCGGCAGTGGGTGCAGCGGTAGTTGTCACGGGCCAGGATGCGGGGACGCAGGGCACGCCATGCTGCCGTGTCGTAGAACGGGTGGGGTATCTTGGGCTTGCGGATGCGGCTCTGCATGCTGCCGAAGACCATCCTACATTTTGGGGTTTGCGAGTGCAGAGTGACAACTCGCACACATATCCCGATGATTCCGAATAATTCCGCATTGTCAAGTCCCGAAGTGCTGGCGCAGCACGCCGAGGGTTCCGATCAGGGTTCCCTTGGCGACTTCGTGGCGCAGCGGGCGGCCTTGCCAGCCTTCGCGTTGCGCCCATTGGGCGAGGCTCAGCTCGACGCCGAGCACGAACCAGGCGCAGGAACCGCAGGGCGAGGCGGCGCCGCCGAGGACGTGCAGGGCGGCGTCGAGGCGGCGCCTGGCGCGCTCGATGCCGCTGGCACCCAGGCTCGAGCCGTTGGCGCGCAGGAGGTCGGCGGCGCGCAGCGGGTCTAGGTTGGCGGCTCGGAACAGCCGCGCGAACTCATCGCCTGCGGCGCGTTCCGGGGCGCCGATGTCACCGCGGCGCTGCATGCGCTCGAGCGGGGTTTCGGTGAGCCAGGGATGCCCGATGCCGCCGTGCGCATCCGGCACGGTCGCGACGGCGCGGGTGATGCGGTCGTGCCGCCGGCGTTCGGCGGAGGGGTCGGCGATCATTCGGCGGCCTCGGCGAGAAATTGCGCCGGCACGAAGCAGCCGGGTTCGCCGGGGCGAGGTCCGAAGGCCGGCAGCCACCAGCCCTCGCGGTGCCATTGGCGCATGCGGGCGGCCCACGGGGTTTCTGCCACGGCTTCGGCGGCGGAACCGAGGCCACGGGTGCCGCTCGCGTAGCGCTGCGGTTCTCGGGCCACCCATGCCCGCAAGCTCCACTCGATCCAGCGGCGGCGCTCCACGGGGCCTTCGGCTCGGGCGGCGAACTTGGCCCATTCGAGCGGCAGGTTGACGGGTTCGAGCCCAGCTTCGTCTCGGGCGGCTTCGGCCTCCGCCAGCCAGCCTTCGGGTGCCTCGCTTTGCCGTGGCGGCGGCTCCACTTCGCTTTCCTGAACTTTTTTTAAACTTTTGGGAGAGGGCCTCGTCGCGGTGTCGGGCTCGGCCTCGCGCGGCAACAAGCTCGTTCTATCCACAAGGCTCTCCCTCTCCTTTTCCTTATCCCTTTCCCTTTCCCTTTCCCTCTCCGTGGGAAAGGGCTTCCGAAGCGGTTCCGAAGCGCTGGGGAAGTCCTTCCGAAGTTGGCTTTCAACCGACTGTTTTTGCTCTGCCTTTTTTCGGCCATTTTTAGGCACGATCTCCAACGCACCCGGTTCGAGGCCGACATACGGAAACAGGTTTGCGGGCAACGGAAAGCGTCTCGTCGGCATTTTGGGCGATTGAAAGCGGCGGAAATTTCGCACCGCACCATAGGCATGTCCGCCGGCCTCGAAACGGCGCAGAAAGTTGCCGGCGCATAGCTCGTCGAGCAGCGGTTCGACCGGGTTGGTCGAGGCTGGGCGCAACTGCATCCGCAGTTCCAGCGGTTCCCAGCGGAACACACCGGCATCGTCGGCGACGGTCAGCAACAGGACATAGAAAATCTGGGCGGCATCAGAGAGCACAACGAACCGTGCGTCTGTCGCCAAACCTGGATGCACCGAACGGATCCGAGCCATTGCTTCAATCCTCCCATCGGTCGCGGTGCAACATCACCCAGGCGGCGAGCTGCTGGCGCACCCTGTACCAGTGCGCCGGCTGCTCGTTGTGCAGCGTCAGCTCGACGTCGGCCGGGCCGATGCCGTCGGCCACCCACACGGCGATCTGCTGGTCGGCGATCCGCAGCGCCATATCCCATGTCATGATCGACCCGCCGACATCATCGGAGATTCACGCCAATGCGTCCGACACCTTGGCTGCTTGCCGAACCGCATCGGCTGCAAGTCCCCGGCTACGAAAGCGCCTATGGCGACAACTACGGTATGTTCCTGATCCCGCACGCTCGCACTGGGGTAAAGCTGCGGGTCATGGCGCAATCCGGCAGCAATTCCGGCGCTGATTTGGGACACGCCTATGCTTGGGATCACGTCAGCGTGTCGCTGCCGAACCGCACCCCAAACTGGGCCGAGATGGCGTTCGTTAAATCGATTTTCTGGGATGACCATGAGACGGTCATGCAACTTCACGTCCCGGTCGCCGAGCACCGCAACCTGCACCCCAACTGCCTGCATCTGTGGCGGCCGCTGAACGAGCGCATTCCGCAGCCGCCGCCGGATATGGTTGCGTGAGTGTCTCACAGCCGCAGCCCCGATGACGCATCGGCCTCGGCGGCGAGGCGGTCGTACTCCGGCCGGAACGCCTGCAGGAGATCTTTGTCACCGCGGCGCAGGGTTTTCCACCAGGCCTCGAATGCCTTCGCGCCGTCCTTTGTGGCAGCGCGGGCCTGGTAGTCGAGTTCGGCGAAAACGTCGCCTGTCGCATAGGGTTGGCCGGCGTCGGAAGGGGGTACAACCGGCGCCGGCCCAGTCGCGGGTTGAGCTATGGGGATCTCATCCTGCGGCTGTTCTGGTGGTGATAGTGGAGCCAGCCCGAACGGGTCGTCAGCGGTTCTGGCAGCGGCTTGGAACTCGACCAGATGGGCTCGGATGCTGTCGCGCTCGGCGGCTGACAGATCGGCCCAGAACCTGCGGAACTGCGCCGTGCCGCGCTCGGCCACATCGCGCGCCTCAGCGAGGATGTCGCGCTCGGGAATGGGCTCTGCGTCACCCGTGACAGCAGCGAACTGGTCGAGGTCGGCGGTGGTGTCGGAAGGTGCATCGATGCGCTCGCGTGCCGGTATGTCATCGACTTCCGTTTCATCGAGGAACCCGAGGCCGGCGATCGACAATGTAACGCGGCGTTTTGCCTTGGTGATGCATTTCAGTGTCGCGTTGGCACGCGCTTCGCCACGCAGCCCGGCGATGCTGACGACACCGAAGTCTTCGTCGCTGCGGCCGGTTTTATCCCGCGCGCGGACATGCACGGTGAGCATGTCGCCATCGGCCTTCTGGCTGACGACCTCGACCGATATACCGTTGATCTTGCGAAGCTGATCGGCGGCGTCGCGGCGGGCATAGAGCACCGTCTTACCGTTCAGTGTGAGGTATTCAAGCGGGCGGGTGAGCGGGTTCAGACCGACGCTATCGCATGTTGCCTTATAAAACTGCACGCGCTCTTGGGGCGTCAGCTTCGACAGGTCACCTTTGGTGATGACGGATTCCATAATGTCGCCACCGTGCAACGGTGCAACGTCAGTCTGTGGCATCGCTACTCTCCCAAATGCTGCCATCGCGTCCCGGCGCGAATGAAGTTGATGCCAGATCTGGACATGCCGTAGCGTGCGGTGAGTATCCTCGTCGGCTCGGTGCTGCGACGTATTTCCAAGACCTGCGCGTCAGTCAATTTGCGAGCTTGACGCGGATGATCCTTGCCCCGTAACACGGGCGGCTTGACGCCGCGGCCTTTCCGGTCGCGGTCTCTATTGTTGTCGGCTTGTGTTCCTAGGAACAGATGTCGCGGGTTTACGCAGCGACCGTTGTCGCATTTATGAAGGACGTGCTTCCCATCGGGAATGGCACCGTAATGGATCAGCCATGACGCGCGGTGTGAGTACAATCGCTCCGCGCCCCTGCTTCCCCCGAGGCTGATTTGACCGTATGGAGCGCACCGCCTGGTCCATTCCCAGCACTCGTTGGCGCCAGCGCGTTGCACGTATTGCCAGAAGCGCTCCTCAAGCGGTCGGAAGTGGCTTTTCCGCCAATGCGGTAGGGGCTTCCACTTACGCCACTCCAGCGGCGGCAGTGTCACCACGTCATTCTGCGGCATCGGATAGCTCCATGAATGCGGTCACGAATTCGGCCGCGGCTTGCGGGACGATGGCGTTGCCGTAGGCGCGCACGAAAGCCATGCGTCCCCGTACCCCATCAGCCATGACAGGAATGCTGGATTGATCCGGCCAGGGACGTATTTCCCGCGACCGATCGCGGCGCGGCGGACGTTGCTTCCGCCAGTCAGGCTTCCACCACTCGCCCTTGGCGTCGGCCAAAAACCAAATTCTCTCACGGAGATGCTTTGGTCCAACAGCACAAGCCGGAATAATCGCCGACCCGAAGGCGTAAGCCTGCGTCTCCAGGTCATTCGCCACGGAGTCGAGCCATCCCCACCCAATTGCCTCCGGAGTCTGTTCTCCAAATATGATTGGAGGTTTTCGCTCTCTAATGAGCCGAAACCAGGCCGGCCAGAGATGACGATCATCTTCAAACGCTTGTCGCTTTCCGGCTTCGCTGAAGGGTTGGCAGGGACAAGAGCCTGTCCAAACAGGTCGATCGTCGGGCCAGCCGGCGAGGCGGAGCGCGTAGGACCAGCCGCCGATGCCGGCGAAGAAATGACACTGGCGGTAGCCGGCGAGATCGGCGGCGCGCACGTCGAGGATGCTGCGCTCGTCCACATCGCCGGCAGGAACAAGTCCCCCTGCGATGAGGGCGCGGAGCCACCGTGCGGCATAAGGGTCTATCTCGTTGTAATAGGCATGGCTCACGCCGCGGGCTCCTCATCGAGAAGCGCCGCGTCATCGACGGCGCGCACCCTGAGAGTGCGGATGTCCTTGGCGGGGATCAGCACCTCGCGGCGGTGTTGCGTGGCGAAGGAAATGTTGTAGCCGGGGAGCCACCCGCGCGACGCGCGACCCATGCGGTTTTTGATTTCGTAGTCGAGTTCTTTCAGCCGCTTTTCCGCCTCGCTGGTGGTGGCTTTCAGCGATTGCCGCTCATCGAGGATGGCGGGCAGCGCGTTATCCCGAGAGAGGTCGATAGTGCTGCCGTCGTCCAGCATCTCGGCAAGGTCCGCGGCGTCAGCGGCGCCCGCCAGACGGCCTGAATCGAAGTCGGCCCACCACTCGGCCGCGGCGGAAAGGATGCGCTCCTCGGCCGCCGCATGGCGCCGCACGGCGGTGTAGAACACCGGCAGGCTGGGCGAGGTGACCATCGTGGCGATGTAGCCCCACGAGCAGTTGCAGCACATCATCTGCACCAGGCACTGGAGCACATAGGCGAGCGGCACTTGCGCCCGCCATCGCTCCCAAGCCGGCGGCGCCGCGGTTTTTATTTCGAGGATGCCGCGGCCCGGTTCAGCCGGGTCGGTCGAGTGAATGAAATAATCGGGTGTGGCGCCGAGCCGGTGAGCCGGCAGGCGGTGATAGCTATGGGCTTCGGTCAGGGTCCAATGCGGGCGCTCTTCGCTGACGGCGACAGCGACGCCGGGCTGCATGATACGGCCGCGGCGCATCGCGGGGTTATCCGGCGGGAGGCTGGTGCCGGCGTCGCTGTCGCCGCGCATCCGGTCGGCGAGTTGCTGCCGGGAGATATACGGGTGGCAGTCAAACAGGGCGCCGATCGGCGATGCGGTGAGATCGGATTTCCGCCATTGCAGCCACTCAGCCCGACTGGTGATTTCGTACGTTTCGCGCGCCGGCTCGCTCATGGCGCCGCCTCTTGGCGGGCGGCGGCCATGGCATTAGCGAACCATGAGATCATCCATCCTTCGTCAATATCGTGCCCCTGATCGCGCGCTCGCTTGCAGAACTCTGCCGCCCACTTCGCGGCATCGGTGCCCATGTAGGCGAGCAACTCCGGCTCGCTCATGGCGTGCGCTTTCGCCGGCAGCATCACCCAGGGGTAGCCTTCCTCCTCGTCGTAGTCGCCCCACGGCCCGGTGCGGGCGGCCTCGCGCAGTCGGCGGGCGAGCACGGCGTCGATAGCCCAGGTGGCGATATGGGCCAGCAGGTAGCGCATGTCTTTGTGCTCGGCCCAGGTGAGCTTTGCCTCGGCGACGCTGTGCGCGGCGATGATTTCGGCATAGATCGCCTCGGCGAGGTCGCGGTCGTACTGGCTCATGGCACCTCGTCCAGCGGCAGCATCGCCTCGCGATCGGCGCGCAGCCGACGGCGGCGGATACGGTTGGCCTGCTCGCGCTCGATAACCAGCGCGTCGGCGGCGAGGTCGGCGAGCAGCTCGGTGAGCGCTTTCTCGCGAAGGGAATCTGGATGTACGAGGCGGCGACTCAGTGACAGCCGGCCGACATCGGCGAGCGCGGCGCGGTAGCCATCGACCCACGCGCTCATGCCGCCACCACAAGCGGCAGTTCGCCGGGCCGGATTTGTCTACACTTTTTTGTAGACGAAATGACGGGCTGCACGGTCACCACGAGCTTCGGCTGGACGCCGTAGATTTTGCGCATCCGGCAATCGACAATCAGCGCGTCGTCGCGGTAGACGACGCCGCTGAAGGCGTCGGCGGCCAACTTGTAGAGGTTGTCGATGTCGGGCCGCTTGCCCGGCCGGATCTCGCCGAGGGCGGCGAGGTTGCGGCGCTTGCGAGACCATGATGCCGGCACGCTGAACTCGGCGAGCAGTTCGAGCGACAGCGGTTCATCGAAGATGGCGGCGCCGGCTTCCTGCATCGCCTGGCCGGCGGCGAGCTTGAGCAGCGCGGCGGCGTTACGCTGTTGCGCCGGCACGAAGTGCGCGCCGCTGTGCCGGGCGATCCGCATGCGGGCGAAGGGCACAGGCTCGCCGAGCAGGACCACGGTCACCGGCTCGCGCGCCGTCATCGCCGGCTCCGGGGGAGGCCAACCCGGCAATCACCGGGTTGACCATCCTCGCTTAGCGCCACACCTTGATTCTGACGCGCAGAATCACGATGATGCGTAGCGAGGGTTTGCATACTCCCTGCCTTTCTGCCTTGCTGGGTATGAGGGATGGGTTCGCATCCTCCTCCGAAGCGCCGGGCCTCCAACGCCCGGCGTTTCATTTTGCCAGCCTCAATCCACCGGCCGATAGAGTTCAAAACGGGCAGCAGTACGAATAGAGCTACAAACGACGGAAGCCAATGGGCACGAGGCGCCCGAGGGTCTGACATTTCCCCCTGGAGCACCCACCAGCGGTAGCGGAGACCGTGTGAGTTAGTAGGATGCGTCTGGGTCACGGGCCAGCATCTTCGGCGTGCTGCGTGATTTGGAGCGCTTGCTCCATAGCCATTTGTAGATGATCCGCTGACTTGGCTATGCCGACTGACGTATTCCTGCGCGCCGCGATTTTTCGCTCGGTAACATCTCGTTTCCAGTGAACAAAACCGAACCCCGCGGTTTCATTGCCGTTGCCCTTCCGCAAGAACTCCTTGACACGCGCCAATGTGGGCAGCGCGTCGAATTTGGAATTGCAGCCCTCGCGGAATGTCGCACAACTGATGTTCATCACGTCACATTGGAAATGCGCTTGTAGCTCGTCCCGCATTGCCTGCCACTGAATATCCTTGCGATACCTGAGTTTGCCTGCCCGCACCAACGCTTCTTCAAAAATGACGAAGTTATTTTCGCGGAGCAGGGCTTGGGCCACATCAAAGATGTCATTGTGGATGTTCAGCATCATCTCGGCGGCTGCCGATGGTATGCCGCGAAGCCTGATCATGACGCGTTCCCTCCTTTCGCCTCCAGGCGTTGCAGTTGCACTACCTTTTCCTTCGACGGGATCAGCCGTTTCTGCCAACCCTCGGCACGCCGAGCGAGGTTCAACAACTCGACATCGAGCCGCCGCAGCGCTTCCCAGTCTTCAAGCATGCTGATCTGCCCGAGAACAATTTCGATTTCGACCAGCTTGTCGGAGTCGCTGTCGGTATTCAGCGTGCGCTTCAGGTTGTCGGCGACGGCATTGGCGAAGACAGCGAACAACGGACTTGGAGCTTCGCCGCGGGTGCGGGCCATAGCATTGAAATCCACCCGGCTCCGAATTTCGCGCTGCGGCAATGACCCGCCACGAACCTGGGCTGCTGTCTCCGTGACGGATTGCCCGTATTTTTCTTTCGTGCGCTCGATTTCCAAGCGGGAGCGTCCGCTTTCGCGGCCTACCTTTTCAATTTGCTCGATCCGCGAAAACGCACGCTCGGTGAGGTCTTGTGCTGCGCGGATAGACAGATCAACAAAATCATCCCTAGTATTGTACCCACCCTGGATTAGGGCGTAAGCAGCGGCGCATGCCCGCGCCGTTTGGTTCATTATCTGGGACCCCTGGGCGTTTGCGTCCGTCCACCCCAACATTTTAGCAATATCAACTGCTTGAGGCTCTCGTTCGTGCGCGCGCGAACTTACCAACCCGCTTTTTGAGGCAGCTTCCCAACTTTCCAGTTGGATTAGGAATGCTGCGTTGTAATCTTCCAGGTTTTCCCGACCCATGTATTGCAGCATTTGCATATCAGTGAGGTCTTCAACGATCAGGGATATCGTCGATAACCCGCTACGGCGAGCCGCTTCAATTCGGTGATGCCCGAAAGCTATCTCGTATTTCCACAAGCGGTCATCGAGCGGCCGGGCGATAACACTCGGCCACAATCCGACATCAGCAATCGAGCGTTGTAGTGCCTCGATTTTGCTTTCGATGTACGGGTAGGTATGCAGCCGGCGATATGGATTAATCGCGATTGCATTGATCGGCGCGTCTACGATTTGTCGCATTTACGTCTCCTGTGGGACCGGGTTGGTCGAACCCGGCGGCGATCGGGCCAGCAGCCCTTGGCGGCTCCCGGTCCCACAAGAGTGGGCGTGGAAGTCACCGCTACCCCAGCGACCAAGCCGGGGAATGTTGGCCGGGGTCGCGCTCATCGCGCGCCCTCCCGGCAGTTAAATCGGGGAATGCAAAGCGAGCGTTCGGAGAAACCGTTGCCCTGCCTACAAGCCATCGCGACCGGCGGGTCGTCGCCGAGCCACCGCCCCTCGCGGATAGCGTCGGCGGCGGCCTCGCAGGTCGCCCGGCTGGTGGCGGCGACGGTCTCCTGCCGGTGGTCGCCCCAGCTCAACACGAGCAGGTGCGGGTCGTAGACCAGCGCCATCGCGAGGCAGAGGGGGAGCGCGTGCTGCGCCAGGCGCGCACGGGATCGAGCCCGCTGGATGGCTTCGCGCGCCATCTCCATTTGGCTGGCCGGCTCAGCTCGCAACGGGCATAGCGGCGTGTGAACGATGCCGCCGTTAGTGTCGCGCTGCGGGCAGCCACAGCCGGCGATTGCGGCCATGCGCTCGGCCTGGATCTCGCGCAGGCGTTCGGCGATGGTGGCGCTGTCTTCGCAGGCTGGCGTACGGCTCATGTCTCGCCCGCCGCGACGGCGCAGGAGATCTCGCCGGCACCGGGATTGCCGCTATCGTTAGGTATCTTCCGGCGCCGTCTCTGAGATAAAGGACCGGGCGCCAGATCGACAGGCCACGGAGCGTTCTGGGGCCAGTTGGCGCGGAACCACGTCTCAACCTGGGCGAGGGTCCGGGTATTGGCCCCGTGACCGACCTCGATGCGTCGGAAGATCCGGTTATTGCCGCCGCAAGCCCGCCGTCCGACGGTATACAGCGACACACCCTCGGCCGCGGCGTAGAGGCGGGCGAGCCTGAGCAGGTCGGCGGGGCTGATCATGCGCCGACTTTGAGCGTTTCAAATTACCCGCTCAAGTGAAAAAACCCGCGCTTCGTTAACCATATGTTTTGCCTAGAAACGGTGAAAATTTTCACGTATTGGAAGGAGACAGTTTGTCCATGCGTCAATCCTGGCACGGGAGGCCAGCCGTGGTAGATGCTCTGTGGGACGATGCCGCTTTTAAGAAGCGAGTGCAGACTCTGGCAAAGGCCAGGGGGCTGAGCGTGCGCGCGGCCCTGGAGGCGGCCGGCATTACCCACCGCTATTTTTCGCGTCCGCAGGAAGGCCGCTCGACGAACCTCCTTCTTAACCTGGCGAAAACCCTCGATGTGCCGCCCGCCGAGTTGCTTGGCTTGAACGAGCCGCCGGAAGAGGTGTCATTGTCAGTCGATAGCGAAAGGCTGAAACGTATCGCGGTAGCGGCGCGGATGATGACGGCACAGGTTGCAGCGTTGATTTACGTAGCATCCGATCGGACCGATGTAGATCCGTGCGAACTGATGCGGCACGTGATGGATCGGGTGCTCAACGGGGATTACCCTTCGGGCGGCAAAAGCAAATAATAGGTTGGGTCCAGGGGGCCATTGTCGAGATCGTGCCAGTTGCTCCCGTCGTATTCACCGATTGCCCAGGTGCGGTTGCGACCGGGGGTCAAGAGGCAGGGGCCGTAAGGCTCGCCGTCTTTAATGGGAGCATCGGCAATCGGGCGGAGCGGGCCGAGATCGGTGTTCGCCAACACATCCTCCCTAGCCGGGGGTTTGACCAGTGGCAATGCTACGCGCGACTGAAAGCGCGGCGCAACCCGCGCCGGGCGATTCTGGTGATTTTTTTTCCCACCCTATGGACAGGCAGATTTTGTTACGCCTAAGATGATGGATAGGTGTTTTTTTTCACGCAGACGACAGGAGATGTATGCCAATGGCTGCCCCCACAGCCAGCATCGACTCCGACCTCTGGGAGCGGATCGTGGATCTGACCCACGGGCGGCTCCTGATCCCGCAGACCGAGGTTTGTCGCGCCTTCGGGATCACCTCGGAGACGCTGACCCAGGAGATCGAGGCGGGCCGGCTGCGCTATGTGCTGGTCGGCAGCCGCCGCAAATTCAAACCATCGGATCTGGCGAACTACCTCCAGCAACAGGAGCGCGGACCTTGCGGCGAAAATCACTCGTCAAACAGCGGCCAGGCCGAGACGGCTGGTATTGTAATTTCCAATTCCGAGGTCGTCGATTTCGCGACCGCCTTGGCGCGGACACCCGCGAGGCCGCCGAGGCCGAAGCCGCCGCCGTCTTCGCCGCCGCCCAGGCTGGTCGAGAGCCGGCCGCCGATGCGACGGGCGCGCGGTTCACGCTCGGCGAAGCCCTCGGGCGCTATTGGGAAACCCGCGGCGCGCATGTCAGGAGCGCCGGCGACATCAAGCGACACAGCCAAACCCTGATCGGCGAGCTCGGCAACGAGACGCCGCTGGCCCGTCTCGGCACCCGCGACCTCGAGGATTACGTCGCCCGTCGGCGGGTCCGCCGGGCTCGTAACCAACAAACCGGCAAGATGGAGTTGCGCGACCGCGCCAACGCCTCGATCAACCGCGAGATCGGGCTGCTGCGCTCGGTGATCATCGCCGCCCGGCACTGGCGGGTCGCCGTCCCCGACATCGCCTGGGCGCGGGTCTTCCTGCCCGAGCCCGACAAGGCGCAGACGATCCTGTCGCCGGAAAAGGAAGCCGCGCTATTCGAGGCGCTGCGGCCGGATTATTGGCCGCTCATTGAATTTGCCCTGATCGCCGGAGTGCGGCTGGAGAACGCCATCGGATTGCGCTGGGACCAGATCGACTGGCAAGGCCGCACGCTGACCTTCCGGGTCAAGTCGCGCCGGCCCGGCGGCAAGCTCCTGGTGCTGCCTCTGACCGAGGCCCTGGCGCTCCTACTGGCTCGCGAGCAAGGGCGGCACCGCGAGATCGTGTTCACGTACATTTGCCGCCGCAACCGCCACGACCCGCATCATGGTGTGATGCAGGCGAAGGGCGCCCGCTATCCCTTCACGCACGATGGCTGGCGCAAGGATTGGATGGCTGCCCGCGCGGCGATCGGTCTGCCGGCGTTGCGCTTCCACGATCTGCGCCACACCGCCGCCACCCGCACGCTTGCCGCCTGCGGCAACCTCAACGTCGTAAAGGAAATGCTCGGGCACGCCGACATCGCGACGACCGCGCGCTACGCCAATTCGGACACCGCCCAGGTGCGCGCGGCGATGGAGGCGGCAAGTTTAATGGCACCAAAAGTGGCACCAAGGCTCGTCTCTGGGGCGAAAACGCTAGATAATTGAGGGGCTTGCGGTGGATACCCGGTATCTTCCCAAAGCAGGCGCGCTACCGGACTGCGCTACGCCCCGTGCCTTTATCGGTCAATGGGTTATAGGCATTTCCGTCGGGTCGCCGCAAGAACAAAAACGGGGCGAATCGGGGCTTGGTGCCAGAAAACGGCACCAAAAGTGGCACCAGATTCCGAGTTCGTTCCGCTCGTGAGCGAGCGCCTTGACGTCCTGCTCGCCGGCCTTCTGTTGGCCGGGATCATCCTCGCGCTGATGGTCTGACGGCCTAACCTGAAATCAAGTTTCTGGCCGCTCTTATCAAGACGGCCCGGCGCAAGCTGCCCCATCTAGGGGCGGCGCCGAGCGGGTAGCATCCCCGCCCGACGCCTGACCACAACCGAAGCAGGTATTTCCGATCATGGCTTACCGCATTTTATCAGTGGCTCTCCTTGCCTGTCTCGCCGGCCTGGCAGCCGCGCCCGCATCCGCCCAATCCACCTATGAGAGCCGGTGCTCCCGCGACAAGTGGAGCGGCGTCTATCGCTGCTGGGCCGATTACAGCAGCCCCTATTCGAGCAGCAGCACCTATTGTACGTCCGGGAGGGATGGCGTTCGGTGCGACACGAGCAGCGGGCCGACATGGCAGCCCCCGGCGCATGTGCGCCAGGATTGCCGCCATGTCGGCCTCGCGCAATGCTGAGGCTCACGATTCCCGTCGTAGCAGCCGCCGCCTGCGGCCGGGCGTTGCCTCCGCCGGCGGCGGCTCGGTCAAGGGGACGACGAGGCGCCTGCAGCAGATGGTGTCGGCGTCGGCCCAGTAGGCACCCCCACGACAACCCAGCCGGACGTTGAAGTCCAACCCGTTTGCCATTCAATGGGGCGGTTATCGGGGTCGGGCATGGTCGGCGGCAGATCAGGCGGCAAAACGATCGGCGCGGTAGGGAAACCCGGCCCCTGGCTAGGATGGCCGGGGCTCGGCCAGATGCCGGGAGGGGGTCCACCGGGTGAAATCGGATGCGCCGGATAGCCGGGGCTCGGCCAGATACCGACACCGCTCGGAGGCAGCCCCTGATCTGGGTGGCCTGGGCTCGGCCAAATGCCCGGCGGCGGCCCTCCCGGCGCGATGGGGTGCGAGGGATAGGGTCCGCCCGGCATCGGCCCGCCACCGACGCCCAGGTCAGAGAAAAAGAGCACGCCTTGAAACGTGCATGGAATGGCTGCCATCCAACTTTACTCCTTCAGTAAGAGGCGGCCCCAATGGCCGCCCCGTTCGTTCTGCTACTTGTTCTCGATGAGCCTGCGCACCGCGTCGCAGGTCTCAACCACGCTGGCAAACTTGCCGTCCACCAACTGGACGAGGCAGCGTGCACCCGGCACCACGACCTTATTCGGCCGCCCCGGCAGCGCCGCATATAGGCTGGTAATCTGCGCGGTATTTATTGCAATCTCGCGACCGTCTGCTTGATGCAACACGATCAGGTTTAGTGCGGCGGCGATAAGGCCGACGTTCATCGCATGGCGGGAAGGAAAATATACAAGCCGAGCAGCAGGACCGCCACGAACGCGAAATACACATTGGATGTGGAGAACGGCGCCATCGGTGGCAACGGCAGGATCGTGAGGAGCCAAAGGAACATCACAACGACAAACAGGATTTCTAGGATCATGTGACCCTCCCCGGCTCGCAGATCAGTACCAAGTCGCCGACGCCATCCAATCGGTTCGTGAAGCTCAGTAGTACAATCATCCAATCACCGTCACTGCGTATTGCCGAGCCGTCGATGCGACGACCGGCGCCAGCACTGTCTCGCGTACCAGCCCTGATACGATCAGGTTGTGCAGCGGCGATGCGGCGACGCCGACCGTCTCGCGCACCAGCCCGCGCAACCGAAGCTCGGCAACGCTAGCGCCGATGGTTTCGCGGACAAGGCCTTGGCCGACAACATCGGTCACGACGCGACGCTAACTCCGCTCGACGCCGCGTTCAGTCCGCTCTGCGTCCACGCCACGCCCGTCGCCGGGTCGGTATCGAACATGCTGCGCTGCCACTGGGGCGTCGTGCTCATCGCCTGCGATGCCGACGAGCCCGTGCTGTCGGTGGCGCCGGATTTCATGTTCAGCGACACGGTGCGGGCGCCGCTATCGCTCTTCGTTAGGAACCCCTTGACCGCAACCCCGTAGATCATGCTCGGCGTCGTCGCCAGCGCGGGGAAGGTATACAGATCCTCCTGCGCCACGGTGGCGCTGTGCACCTGGCTCGCTGCCGTACCTAGCGATGGGGTTGGGGCAATCGCCGGCCAGTTGACCGCGGCCCCGGTGCAGTTGCCCCAGATTTGCCACGTCGCCTGCCCGGTTGTCATGGCGCCCGCCGAGCCCGGCGCGCCCGACGTATAAGTAGCGGCGATCTTCCGGCCGAGCGCCGTTGAGTTGTCAACCTGCGCCAGCACGACGCTGGTGTCGGTGATGTACCCGATCCAGTACGAGGTGCCGGCCGCCAGCGATTGCGGCGTCGTCAGCGCGCCCGTCAGCGTCGTGCCGCTGGTTGTGGCGATGACCTCGGTGCCGCTCGACAACAGCGATCCCGGCGAGCCGCTGCTGTCGGCATACGCCACGGCGCGAAACTTTGCCGTGCCGCTGGTGGCACGAGGGATTGCCGAGACGCTGTTCAGCGTGCAAGCCGCACCCGGCGTGATCCTCACGAGGAAAAGCTGATTGGCGCCGGGCGCGTTCGTCGTTGCCGTCGTGGAGTACACACCGCCGGCCGCGATGCCCGCCGGCCACACTACATTGCCGTCGTAAGTAAGTTGCTTCTGCGCGTCGCCGGTCGGGAAAGTGGTTTCGACCACGACATTGTTGGTCAGCACGGATAGGTTGTAGGCGGCGTCGGCTGGGTTGAATATCGCGAAGTCGTCTAATATGAACGATGTGTTGGTTCCGCCAAGATTGGAAATTACATTTACGGAAGTTTGACCGTTGCCGGTGTTGCCCGTGCCGGAAAGCAACGACACCCCATCGAGATAAATTGCATACGAAGCAGCGGCACCTACAGTGATGTCGAACGATAACACATGCGTCGTCCCAACCGTCGCAGAACTGCCGCCAGACGCTATAACCGTCCCGATATTCCCGGTTCTAAGCTCGATTGCCCCGCCTACGGCAAAAGTAATCGAAAACGCCGCGGTCCCGGAGTTGTAAAACCGCAACCCTCCGGGAGATGCGCCGACGGCGGTGACTTGAAATCTTACGCTGCCCGCGATCCTACTTAGGGATAGTGGCAATGAGGTATTGATTGAGGCACCGAAGGGTATGCTTATGGCGTATCCGGTTGCGCTCAATCCGGCAACTAAAACAGGCGTTCCGGCGCTTATTGCGAAGTCGCCGATAAAAGAACTCGCCAAATTCTGGTTCCCCGCGGGGCCATACTTGTCGAACCCGTCGCAAAACACCAACGCGGTCATGTCTCAAACCCGACGAGAGTGGCATTGAAGTTGTTAAATGTCGCGTCAGGCGTCGCGGAAGCGACAACGGCGATGGTGTCGCCGGCCGCGAAGGTGATCGCCGTGCCGCCGGTCGTAGCGAATGTCGCAAGCAGCGCTGCCGCCGCTACTGAGATCGTACCGACCGAGGAGAATGTACCCGGCGCCGCTGCCGTCGCCTTGCGTACATCGATCGCCACGCTGCCGGTCGCTGCCGCGCCACCGCGCCCCTGGCTCGCGTGCCCGAGATACGCCCCGAAGTTAGCGGGGATGGTGATGCCCTTGCTGAATGTGTGTATCAGCAGGTATTGCGATGCGGTCAACAACCCCGGTACATAGCACCCGATGATGTACTTCGCCTGTGCGCCGCCCGCGACCCACTTCGTGCCATCATATGTCCAACTCATCCCCCCGGAGGTGTGGACGGTCCCGTTACTCGGACTGTCGGGGAAATTTATCATTGCACGGCCCCCGGCTTCTCCAGCTTGTCGAGGCGTGCCGCGAGTTCTTTGACCGCATTCACAAGTGCAAATATGAGGGGGCCGCTTTCGATCCCCGCGACCTCCACCGTCTGATGCCCCGGCGGGACGACGCCGGGCGGTGCATGGGGGTCCACGATAACAACATCGTCGGCCGGAACCGAGACGATCCGCCCCATTTCGGGAATTATCGCCGCCGCGTCTTCGGCATCGACGCCGACGTAATCCGTGTCTTCCAGGTTCCAGGCCGCGTTGTTGTACTTGTAGGCAATCACCTCTAGCTGGAGGACCTCGTCGAGCCCGGTATGCCACGGCACGGCGGCTGACTTTAGCGAGCGGTCGCTCGGTGCTACCCACGGGCCGCCACCCGGCTTGGTCGCGGTCGCGCCGCCAATCGTGAGATTGCTGCTAAACGTCGCGTCGCCGGTCGCGCGGCTAATCGTAAACGGGTAATCGATAAATGTGCCGGCATCGTTGAACCGCGCGACACTGAAATTGCTTCCCGAGTTGCTACCGCTCTCGGCCCCACTGTCGCCGAGTGACAACACCCATCGCGGTTGGCCGCCATTACCATTGCCGTAAATGTTATTGCTATCGCCCGCACTGGGCTTCCGCAGCACCAAGGCAGTTGGTGTTTGCAGGGTCATCGTGCCGGTCATCGTGCCGCCCGCCAGCGGCAACGCGCCGAGATTGGTCAGCGCCGCTGCGGCGGTCGTCGCCCCGGTGCCGCCCTGCGCCACGGTCAGCGGCAGCGGGATGCTGCTGGTGACGGTCGTCGCCGTCGCCGCAATCGGGATCTGCCCGGCGGTCATGCCGCTCATGTTGGCGCTGCCAGCCGGCCCCTGTGGCCCCGGCTGATTGCTGGCAGGAACCCACTGCGCCGGCCCGGTTGGATCTTGATATCTAATGTATAATTGCCCACCGACGCTGTCCCACCAAGCCGCGCCGGGGCTCGGGCTGGCTGGTGGTGTATCGCCGACGCTGATGCCGGCACCGCCGCCTGCCGCCCAGGATGGGTTTGCCCCCGCGCCTCCCGTCGCCAGCACTTGCCCCGCGGTCCCCGGCGGCAATGCCACCCATGCCGTGGCGCTCCGGTAGAGGATCGATCCCTGCGTCGTCCCGAGCGCATTATCGAGCAGCAAGGCCACGCTCACCGGGGTCGGCACCGCTGTTGCGCCGCTGATGTTCGCCAGCACGCGGCTCGTTGCAATCGGGTCGAGCGAGATCGTGCCGCTGCCGGTGATCGGGCCGCCGGTAACGCCGCCGGTCGTGGTGATGCTCGTGACGGTGCCCGAGCCGGCCGGCGCATCCCATGACAAGTCTGCGCTCGTGCCGCCGCTCTTCAGGTACGTTCCCGCCGAGCCCGGCGTCAGCACGGCCCAGGTGCTCGCCCCACGGCGCAGGATCGAGCCACGCGCCGAGCCGATGGCAGCGTCGAGCAGCACCGACAGCGAGACTCCGGCCGGCACCGCAGTCCCGCCGGTTGTGTTGGCGAGCAAAGTGTTTGTGCCGATGGGTGCCAGGCTGAGAATACCCGTTGCGGTGATCGGCCCGCCCGCCAGGCCGGCGCCGGAATCCACGCTCGTCACGGTGCCCGAGCCCAGCGCGGCCAGCGTGGCGTTGTGCCACTTGCCGTCCGTCGCGTGGTACTGCAACAGGCTCAGGTCGACCGGCGAGGAGATCGAGACATCGCTGAGGCCGGCAAGCGATGTGCTGCCGCCGCTGCCGGTTGCCGGCACCGCCCAGCCGCCGCCGGCAGAAAGGAACTTGCCAGCCGTGTTGTCGCCCGCTGCCGGCGCCGGGACGATGCCCTTGGCGCCCGCTGCGGAGCCCGTGGAGCCGCCGAAAGCCGGCAGGTTGACCACGACTGCCGCGGGCGTTTCATTGCGCCACAACGCCGCCGGGCCATCCCAGACGAGCATGTCGTTGTCGGCCTGCGTGCCGAGCGCGACATCGGTGAGATCGGCGATGCCGCTGGTCGTGCCCGAAGCGCCGATTAACTGGCGATATATCGGCAACCCGGTGCTGCCGGTATCGAGCGCGCCCCAATCGAACGTAGCCGCGCTGGTGTGCGGGATCATCACCGCGCCGAGACCGCCATCCGGCGCGATGAAGAAGTCGAGCTCGTTATAGGCGACGCTCGGGTTCCAATCGCCGCGCCAGGTCGGCATCGGCATTGTTAGGGTGATCGGCCCGATGGTGTCGCCGTTCGACAACCCCATCGTGAAGGCCGAGCCTTCGATGTTGATCGCGATCGGGACGACCGGCTCGACCGGGTTATCCTCGATCGAGGTGACGCGAGTGTCGATGTCGTAGAAATTGCCGTCGACCTGATCGGGCGCGAGGTTGCTCCCCTGCCCGGTGCCCCAGGCGCCGTCAGTACGATAGATGATCGCCATGTGCTGCTATGCCGCCGCGGCCAGTGGTGGCGCCGGGATGGGCGTAAAACTCGGCTCTTCCGGCTCATGCAGCGGCGGGTCGAGCGCCGGGTTCGGGATGTCCGCGGAGATGAAGTCCGCATCGAGCCGGGCGAAGGTAAAGGCGCCGCCATAACCGCGATTGATGACGAAGGTTTCGGGCGCGCCGCTGCGGCGGAAATAAAATGCCGGCGTCCTGCCGGTCGGGATCTCACCGTTGGTCCCGAGGCTCTTTGGGTTGCCGGTTGCCGTGTCCACGAACTTGTCCACGCCGGGGAACCCGCCCGTTGGTGCGTCGGGATCACCCGCTGGCCGCTTCACATCGAGCCAGAACTCGGCCAGCGAGTGCCGCACGGGCGGCTCGGCCGAGCCGAAGTTCTGAAAGAATTGATTCACGTTCGGGCTGCCGGCGTTGTCGAGCGTGGCGGCCCAGGCGACGTCGAACGGAAAGCCGCCGGCACCGAACGGTTCGCCCGTGGCGATCAGCGAGGCGGCCGAGCGCCCGTTGACCTTCAGCACGAACGAGCCGGCACCCGTGTCCCACTCGGCATAGACGTGATACCAGCGGCCGGTCGTGCTCAGCGCAATCTCGCCGTCGAGCATGAATGCATATCTATTCTCGGTGTCGAATGTGGCGGCATCGTCAAACTCAAATTGCAAACTGCTCACCTTGTTGATGCCGGGCGAGATCGCAGTGGCAACCCCGCCGGTAACGGCAAGCAATAGCTCATGCCAGCCGCTGCCGAAGATGGTGGTCTGGCCGCTTTCAAGCAGCGCCTCCGGGTAGAACTTGACCCACATCGAGAGCACACCCGCCGGACTATTCGGCACCGCGGTCAGCGGGCCGGCATAGAGGTATTGCGCGAAATTCCAGCGCACAGCCTTGCCGCCGCCCCAATGCACTTCAGCGAAATGCGTCGGCGGGTTCTCGCGATAGGGCTTTGCCGCCGAGCCTTCGATGGAGATGTCGGACATTACGACTGCGTGACGTAGTGCATGCGAACCTTGGTGCGCGTCTCTCCCAGACTATCGACGAAGCTGTCGGTGTTCACGTAATTGCTCATCCCCGGCAAAGGTGCTGCCGCCGTATTCGGCGCCGACGTCGCGCCCGTCTTCTTGTCGAAGTCGATAGTCTTCGGCCGGTTATCCATGATGTATTGCGACGGGTCGTCTGGGTTCTCGATCCGCACCGGCTCGCTCTGCCGCCCCCACTCCCGCCACTGCTCGCCGCCCACAGTGAAATTCACGGTCGGCAGCGGCTCGGGCGTCGGCAGATCGCCGACCGTGCCCCAGCAGATGCGCCCCGGCGGTGTCTCACCGCCCTCGACCGGCGGCAGCCGCGGGATGCGTTTGCCGCCGAAGGAGTCGCGTGCCGTCGAGAGCGGCGGCAGCAACTGAAGCTGCCGCTTGTAGGACATCCATGTCGGCAGCCCCGGTGCGCCGGGCATCAGGCGGCCATCCGGCCGGGCGCCGCCGCCTCAAGGTCGATCAGCCGCGGGATCGGCAGCGGGTCCATCGCGGGCGTGAACACGGTCTCGAAATTCATTCCGGCCACCGGGCGCAAGCTCACACACACCCGGCTCGGATACTGCCGCAGCGCATCGATGGGATCGCTGACGCTGGCAACCACCGTGGTTTGGTCGTCCATGCCGCCCGAGAGGGTGATCGAATCAACCGCGGTGTACTCGTCCATCGCCAAAAGGTTCGTGCCGTCGTCGCTAATCGGGAAATCATCCAGCGTCTGCCACGCGAAGTCGCCGGTCGGCAGGGTAAGCTCGGCGCCGCTCGCCTGCTGGTAGCCGGCGTCAACGTAACCCGCATCGACATAGGTCAGCGTGCCTGCCGCGGCCGATACGGTGCCGCCGCGCCCGATGGCGCAGCCGATCGAGAGGCTGACGCTGAAATCGCCGTCGCCCGATGCGTTGAATCCATAGGAGGTGATCTTTCCGATGGCTTCGCCGCCCGGTAGCCGGTAGTCCACGACGTGCGCGTTCTTCCGCAGGCTCGCCGTAATGTTGGCCGCGGTCCACGGCACCCGGCAGGATACTTCCACGGCTCGCGCCCGGCGCCGCAGCTCGGTGCGCCCGAGCAGCAAGAGGTATTGCATGCTCTGCACGCCGCGGTCGGTGTTGAGGTAGCTGGAGCGGCGCACATCGCCGATCGGCATGGCGCCGCCGCTGTCGGGCTCGGTCACGGTGTCCTGCGCGCTCACCGAGACCTTTGCCGCGTTCTCCTCAAGCTCGGGCTCGGCGAGCAGCGGCTGGATGTCGGCGAACATCGTGCAGCGCACGATCTCGGTGCGCGGCCGTTCGGCCTTCCAGTCGAAATAGGTCCGCTGCTTCAGCGCCGCGATCGGGAAGTTCACCTGATAGTCGGTGTATGCGTCGAAGTAATGATAGGCGGTGCCGTAGCGCTGCATAAACGCATTGTTGGCATCGAGCAGCGGGTCGCCGGTATCCGCGGGTGCTTCCGGTGGTACTAACTGCCGGTACTCGACATGATAATCGTACCGCCGGAAGCTCTTGGGCGCTTCCTCGATGTAGGTGTTTGCGCCGACGCTCCAGCCACCGCTGACCTCTGCCAGCGGCTTCGGCCAATCACTCATCAACCCGTCGCCGGTCAGCGACGAGATGACACCCGACTGCGGGCGGCCGACGACGCCGTGGAGCCCGCGGGCATAGATGCTTTTGTGCTGGTCGAAGATCGATTGAATGCGCCAGGTCATGTCGATTTCGCCGATGCCGCCCTGCGTCCACGCCAGCGTGCCCTCGATCTCGACGCGGTTGAGCGGCGGCTCGGAATAGGACAGCGACAGGTCGTCGTAGAGGTGGTCGGCCTCGCCGAAGGTCAGCGTCCCGTCCTCGCCCTCAAGCTCGTCGGAGTAGGACAGCGCCAGCGTTACGCGGTCGATGTGCCAGCGGGCGCCATAGCCGGTCAGCACCGCATCGTCGTCGGAGAGATCGCCCGAGATCCACACCGGGTCGTAGTACGGCAGCACCCGCAGCGTTTGCGCGAGCGAGGCTTTTGCCGCATCGAAGTCGAGCGGTCTCGCGGCGAACAGCAGATGCACCGCTTCACCGTCGATGCTTTCGGGCACCGCGACGAGGCGCCCGTGAAACAGCGGCACGATGGCCGAGCCGTTGTCCCAACTGATCCAGGCCCATTGCTGCCGGCCGGGAGCGAGCAGCCCCTCGCCGGGGTTCAGCACGTTGACTTGGGCACTGGCGAAGTCGCCTTCGCTCTGGCTGATCGACAGGGACAGCACGGCCTCGTCTTCGCGATTGTGGATCGTGGCATCGAAGGTTTCGCCTTCGTCGGCCCAGGCGAAGTAATGCGGCCCGGGCATCAGCCCCGAAATATTTCTGCGACGATTGCCGCGTTGGCGAATTGAGTGAGCATGAACGTCCGATATCTATTCCTCGGCTTTGCCGCTTGCGCGTCCATCGTCACGGCAACGCCCTCACACGCCCGGCCCGCCTGGATGCCGGAACCCTGCAATAAGCCCGTCGCTCAACTGACGTCGGAACAGCGCGAGTTCTGCAACGGAGCGGAGAGGTTTCTCGGCGGCGTTGAAGATGCAGTGCGGCAAGCTCGCGAGGAGGAGGAAAAGGAGCGGTCGCTATATCCCTGCGGTGCCATCACGATTTATCGCGGTGGCGAGGCAGAGAAGCAGCCGCGCCCGTGCAAATAAAAACCGGCATCAAACCTCCTCAAGATTGAGGCTCCAATCGGTCATCGCACCGTATTCGTCGCGGCTGACGGCATAGTTCACGACGCGCATCGATAGCTGCGGGCGGTAGTAGGTCCAGGCGCCCGAGACGCGCGATGAGCCGGTGACGACAGACCGGCCCGGTGCGCCGCCGGCCGTCAGATAGCCAAGCTCGGCGATGCAATCGACCGTCAGCAGCATGCCCGGCCACACGCCGTCGAGCGCGGGTGTCTCGGTGTCGTTGCAGGAGATGGTGCTCTTGTACTTGCGCATCTGCGGCGGCGACAGATCGATCAATGCGCCGTTGACCGTCCGCGCCATAACAGCCGACGCATCGATCGGGTCGAGTGTCTGCGTGGCGCCGCGTGCGGAATAGTCGGCGATGCCGGGGCCGGATATTTCCAGCAGCGTGCCGCTTGCCATCAGTTGATCGCCGCCGCCAGCCGGCCGGCCGAGAGCATGCCGGCGCGGCGTGCCTCGCGGGTGAGGCCGCCGACGATCTCGCGGTCGCCGCGCAATGCGAAGGTGCCGCCGCCGGCAAAGGTCAGGTTAACGGTGACGCCATCAGCCGTCCGAGCGGACACCATGCCGCCCGCAGCGAAGCGTGGCACTAGCCCGCCCGAGCGGTAGCCGAACGGGTTTTGCATGGCGTTGAGTGCCGCCATAAAGCGCGGCCCCCAATGCTCGACGGCACGCGCCCGCATGACGAACTCGCCATTCGAGAGCCGCGCCAGGATCGAGTCGCTGGTGCCGCTGCCCGGCCCTCGGATCATGCCGCCCGCGGCGTTGCCGGGCATCGCCGGGATGCTCGGATCACCGGCAGGAGCGCCGCCCGTTACGCTTCGGATTCCTGCGCTAACTGCGCCGCCAAGTTGGCTCGCCTTCTGGATCATCCAATCGATCGCCGAGCCAAACCAGTCCATCATCCCCTTGAACATTTCCTGAGCGGTTTGTCCGAAGTTGGCTTTAAGGTTGGCGTTGAACGTGTCCCAGCTGGATTGCAAATCTTTCAGCAGTTGCGGCCAGAAATTGCGGAAGCCCTCGCCCCAAGCCGGCAGCGTCTTTTCCAGGAAATCCGCAACTGCATTGTTCCAGGTGATCGCTGTCTGCGTTCTCCAATCCTCGCCGGCAGCCCGAAGTTCATCGAACCATGTATTAACCCTGTCCTTGGCTGCGTTTAACTCTTGCTGCTTCGCGAACCTCTCAGGAGTAACGCCGCGCGCCGACTCGTTCAGTTTCTTAATCTGCTCATCGATGTTAGCGATGAGCGCTGGTAGCAACTTCAGTGCTTCGGCCGAGGATTCAAATTTGAGCGCTTTCGCAAGTTCGTTTAACTGAAGCGGGCTGAAACTTTTCTGCTGCGCAAGGAATGCTACGGCTACTTCTTTTTGCTTCTTCAGTAAGGTGTCTCCCGCGCCCGTGACGTTCTTCATGCTGACGCCGAGCGTTTTGTATGCGTCAGCTAGATCGAGCGTCACGGGGCTACTGCCTCGCAATTCCCTGACGCCAAATTTCGACATCGTTGAGCCCAGGGTGCCGGCAGCATGGGCGGCATCGCTCATGGTGTCGCCCAACACCTTGACGCCAGAAGCGGCAACCGGAGCCGCAGTTTGAACCTTAGCGGCTGCCTCGGCGACCCCGGTCATAAACCGGCTGGCTGCGTCTCCCGGCAACCCCAGGCGTTGCGATAATTCTTGGCCGGCCTGTACGGCAATCGGCTTTTGCCCGGTCTTTGCCGCCTCCTCGCCGATTTTCTTGATGCGCTCAGCCACGGCATCGAGTTGCTCGATGAGCGTGCTTATGGACTTGAAGACGCTCGCGGCGAGGAAGCCGCCGGCGAAACTGCCGGTGACGCCGCCCATGACCATCGCAATGTTCTGGGCAGACTTGCCGAAACTGTCGAACTGCGTCAGCAGCCGGCGCATGCTTTTGGTTGCCAGCACGTCCATTGCGCTGCTGGTTTTTTGCGTCGTGTTGTTTAGTGATTTCAGTTGCGCATCGAGCGCCCCGACCCGCGCAGTGGCAGCGGTCAGTTGCGCCGATGGGAACTTGTCGCCGGCCTCCGCACCGGCCTTTGCGAAGTCGCGGGCCTCCTTTTGCGCAGCGCGAAGTTGCGCCTTCAGTAGTTCGATATCGGCGCGACCCTTGCTGCTGTCGACGCCAAAGCTGATGGTCAGGTTATCGGGCATCGTCGCTTAGCTCTTTCAGCGTTTCCTTAATGGCTTTCTGCTCGCCCTGCGCCCCGAGCGTAGCGATGTGTAATTGCTCGGCAAGCTCGCGACGCCTGCGGTGCTGCGCGATGGTGAGGAAGGCGTCGATCTGCCGCGGCGTGTAGTTCATCACGTCGCCGGGACTGTGGCCGCATGCGATGAGCTGTTCGGCGGCGGCGGCGTATTCGTAGCCGCTTCCTTGCCAGAGGGGAGCGCGTCGGCGCCGAGCAGGCGCGCGAGCTTTTCGACGAAAGGGTCGACACCGCCCGGCATCGTCAGCTCGCGTATGGCGATGAGGCACTCGGCGGCGTCGTCAATCGACAGCGCGTCGCCAATCGTCGCGGCCGCTTCCGGCTGGCTGGCGGCAATCGCGATGATGCAGCCCACGGCATCCGGCGCCGCCTCGATCAGAGTATCAGCATCGAGCGCCGGGGCACCGCCGGCCCACAGCTTGCGCAGCTCGGGGAAGCGCACGAGCAGATCGGCGACGTGCCGCAGCCCGAGCCCGCGCAACTCCACCGTGCCGATGGACAGCGCTACCAGGCGGGTCTGCGGTACGATATCGACCAGGGACACCATCAGACGGTCGGCTCACCCATCAGAGTCAGCATCAGGTTGTCGTAGGTGAACTCATCCATGACGATATTCAATGACGCGTTCTTTTCCGTGACGACCTCCAGGTCTTTCGCTCGCACGCCATAGCGTGACGAGAAATGCGGCAATGTCGTGATGTCCGGGGTGAACTCGAATGTCGGCACATTGCCGATGTCACGGTAGGCAATATCACCTTCAAGCTGAATCGACACGATGCCCTTGCCGATATAGTACATATCGACCAGCGGCGAGACGGCGGCAGTATCGGGATGCGTGATCGTACCGAAGATACCGGTATCGTCCACCAGCACCTCGCCCGTTAGCTGAAGCTGGCCCCACTCATCCTGTATCATCCCAACCGCGGCGGCTGGGCGGAACATGACCTTGGTCAATTCCATAGTGATCTGCGGGCCGATGTCGTTGGCGCCGACGAACTTTACTTTGCCGACGATCTCGGATTTTGCGTAGATGTTGAACGTGCCGGCCGCCATTGGAATGCTCCTATGACAAGGTGAATGTCTCGGCGCTTTGGCCGACAACGATCTTTATTGGAATGACGGCCAGTGCCATCTGCGCGGAATGGCCGGGGTCTTTTTGTACTTCACCCTCGATGCGGCAGTAGAGAACACCGTGGACGCCGAGGTTCTGCCGGAAGCTGCGCGGCAGGTTGGAGTAGATCGCGCGCTCGATGCCGTCGATCAGCACGTTGAGCATGGCGGCGGGAACGGCGTTCTGCGCCGCGCCGACGCGGGTGTAGATCCACGCTTCGCAGTTCAGCTCGACCAGCGCGGCGGCGCCGTCCGGCCGCGGCGCATGGACCTCGTTGCCCTCCACCAGATAGAGCGAGGGCATGTCCTGCTCGACGTTGGGGTCGGCCATGCGGCGCGCGGTGGTGAGGAAGCCCTGCACCAGCGGCGCGGCGGTGCGGTCGGCGATCGCCGGCAGGCTCAGCGTGACGGTCGGCGTAATGGTGGCGATCGTCGCGTCGAGCGGCACGCCGTCGCCGGCAACCGGCATGCCGGCCATGAGGCCGCTCGGGTCGCTGACATTGGCCAGCACCGTGTCGCCGGTCGTGGTGTCGGCGGTGAAGGCGACGACCAGCGGCGGCCCGGTCAATTTATTGAACAGGGCGCCGATGATCGTCTCGCGGTTCACGGCTTCAGCGCGTCCCGGAAGGTCGAGCGGATGATGTCTTCCAGTTCGCGCCGCGCTCGCGGCAACATGGCGGCGGCAGGCCCGCGCAGGAACCGCAGCTCGCGCAGACCGCCGCGGCGGTCATAGCCCCGGACGTTGGCGCCGCGGCGGCGGTAGGAGCGCACCGGGAAGCGGCGCCCGGTGCTGCCGTATTCCAGCGCGCCGGCAGCGCCTGCGGTGTTGTGGCCGCGGCCGCGCAGCACGCGCACCCGGCCGCGAACGAAGTTCTTGGCGGTGTTGTCATCGACAAAGGAACGGGTCAACGAGCGCAGCCGGCCGGTGCGCCGGGGCTCGCGCGCCTCGACCCGGCGCAACAGCTCGGACGTCAACTCGGCGATCTTGGCGCGCAGCCGCCGCCGAAGTTCGGCTGGCAGGTTATCGAGCGCCAGGCGCAGCTTGGTGTCGTCGGCGGTAATGCCGAACTTGATGCCGCCCGTCATCCGACAAAGCCGCGGCGATACGGGTTGAGGAGGCTCGCGATGTCCTGCGGGATCAGCGAGGCGCCGGGCACGCCGCCGACCCAGTATTCCTGCCGCCCGAGGCCGGGCGACTCCGTGGCGCGCAGCATCGGGTCGCGGCCGCGGGCGGCGTTCTCCTGGGTGCAAAGGTCGAGCACCGCCTGCTGCACGTCGGCCGGGATTTCGCTAAACCCTGCGCTGAAGGCAACCGAGAGCCCGCCTGTGCTGCTCCAGTAATTGCTGCCGCCCATGCGCCAGATGTGCCCGACCAATGGTTGCAGGGCGTATTCGGTTGCGGCCAATCCGGTGCCGTCGAGATTCAGTTCCAGATCATCCGGGTCGACCGGCGCCTGGCTCAGGATCAGCGGCTCGCCGGGCAGGCCGATCGCGCCGCCCAGGAAGGTGTCGAGATAGCCCTGCATGCTGAAGATGCGGTTGCAGTAGCGCTCGGCGGCGCGGGACGAGCGGTCGATGACCTTGCTGTACCAGGCGTCATTCGCGACATCGCCCGGCCGCACCCGGAGCTGCTCGCGCAGGTCGTCGAGCGTCACGAGCTTGCGGTCGGCGGCCGGCGTTACGAGCGTCGTGTAGAGCGGCGTCACTCGGCCTCGGCGTGATACTGCTCGAACAACTCGCGCAGATCGAGCGGCGGGCCGGCGCTGCCGTCCGACATGATCGGGACGGCTCGGTAATCGCGCACGGCCCATTCCGCGATGGTCGGCGCCGAGATGCCGGGCGGGCCGCGTTCGCCGCGCTGGCCTTCGCCGCGCTGGCCGCGCTCGCCGGCTTTGGCCGACAGTGCCCAGCCATCGCCCGGCAATGGCCCCGGCGCGTCTCGGCGGGCGCGCCACTCGGCGCCGTTCATCTGTACCAGATCAAATTTCCGGTACTCGCGGGCGGCATCCCACAGGCCGCAGACCTCGCCGACATAGGGTGGCTCTGCGGGCGGCCCCGGAGGCCCCTGGATGCCCTGTTCTCCGGGTGGGCCTGCGATACCCTCTCCGGGCTCTCCCCTCTCTCCACGCTCGCCAGCGGGGCCGGGTGGCCCATCTTTGAGGGACGCCAGTCGCTCGGCGACGGCGCGTTCTATCCGCAGCTCGAACTCGGCCCGGTCGGCGCGCAGCCGCTCGACCTCGACGGCAAACGCCAGCCGCAAGTCGCGCTCGATGCGGGCGGCAATCGCGCCAAGCTCGCCGCCCAGTTCGGCGGCCAGCTCGTCAAGCGCCGGCATGCCACTGCCTCCGGATTGCGGCGATGCCGGCAGCCTTTGCCGCCGCGGTATCGTTCTCGTTGGCGGGTGGTGCCGCCTCCGGTGCCGCGGGTGCGGCGGGAGCGGAAGTCGCCGGCGGCACGTCCGCCCAAGCGGACAGCGGCACGACCTGTTGCTGCACCCGCGGCTCGTCGCCTTCCGCGGCCGCCGGCAGATCTTCCAGCGCCCGCGCTTCGTTCGGGCTGTAAATGCCGCCCTGCACGCCGCGGGCGAGCGCCTCGATGCGGTCGCGCTGTGCCGAGCGCAACAGCGCGGCGGTGTCAAATTCCAGATACTCACCCGGCCAACCGGGCAGCCCGAAGAACTTCCCGATGCCATCCTCGACGTGATTGAGCGCGAAGCCGAAAGGCCCCGAAACCCAAAAGCGCATCTGCTCGTCGCCGATGGTGGCGGCTTGGGAGCTCCACAACGAGAGTAGTGACAGCGGGATGCGGTACGCCGTGGCGATGCGACCATCGGCGATCTGCAACAGCTCGGCGAGCTGCGCGTCGCGCGAGTTCATCGTGATCTGCTGCCACTTCAGACCCGACGACAGGATCGGCGTGCCGCCGGCCTCGGCGCCCGTGGTGCGCTGCGCCCACATCTGCCGGATCTCGGCGTTCTGCCAATCCTCAAGCGCCTGGTCGGTGGTCAGGATGCCGCTTGGCCGCGCGCTGTTGCGCGAAAAGGCCAGCGCCTGGCTGACCATGCTGTTCGACGCCGCAATGTCTGCGGTGGCATTGATCCACGGCGCCTCGCCCTTTAGCGGGTTGCCGTTGCGGGCGTCCAGCTTGACGTGCAGCACATCGCGCGCCGGCACGCGGGTCAGCGCCTCGCGCGGCAGCATGTTCTCGACGACCGGGTTGCCGGCCAGCGAATAGAAGATCTCGCCGTTACTCGCGACGGTGGCGTTGCAGGAGGCAGGCGCCATCAGGTGTAGGGCGTCGACTTCGAACCGATTGTTGCGGACGGCGTAGGCGTAGGCGTTGCCGTCGCCGTAGAGCGCGCCCATCAGGTTAAGCATGAAGTCGCTGCCGCTCTGGTAACTGTTCGGCCGCAGCATCACGCGCGACAATGCACTCGTCGTGACCCGCTCGCGCCCGCCGTCGCCGGTCGAGCGCCAGTGCGACGGCGGGCACTGTGCGGCGGTTTCGGCATAAGCGGCGATGCAGGCACTGACCACGGCGCCGCCGCCGGTCGGCAGCGGGTCCATGCCCATCTGCCAGAAATTCCACGGCCATTCGGGTGGGATGTAGCCGCCCGTCGACATCGTGGTCGGCGCGGCTTTCTGCCGGGTGGGGAGCATCCTCCCCACCCATAGAGGCAATGGCATCAGGCGGCAGGCGTCCGCGGCACGGTGCGCTGCTCAGCCGCGGGTGCCGGCCGGGCGGGAGAAGCTGCTGCCCGCTGCGGCAATGCCGTGCCGTCTTGCAGATACGCCTGCTGCGCTGCCACCGATGGCATCGCCTTGTCCTGGGGCGGCGCAGCCTTGTCGTCGGGATGCATCAGCCCTAGCGCCAACAGGTCATTTTCTTCCTGCGTCGGGGTTGGCGGGCCGAGAGCGGTTCCATCGGTCGAGGTTAGGGTCAGGTTGGTCAGCGCCGCTGTCCGTTCCCGCCGTTGCTGGTATGCCGTCTTTGCCGCCTGCTGCTGTTCGTTCAATTCCATCGGCATTGCCTTGATCCTTTGTGATGCGCCGACGCAGCAACCACTGCGCCGGCTTTCGCCATCCGTAGCGGCGCGGTCCTACCATGTGACCCCAGTAACCCAGGCGACGCTGCCGGTGCGCCGCAACGCCCAGTTCATCGGCAAAATCATCCTCAGTGCGAGAGAGTCCGTTTGGAACATGCTCCGCACCGGGGTTGCCGCCACCGCGCTGCCCTGCGCGCCCGTGGTGATTTGCAGCGGCGTCGTGTCCTCGAAGTGCAGGGTGGCCTGATCCGACACATCGAAGCGCGGCGTGTCGCCCTGCACCACCATGAGGTCATCGGCATTGATCAAGATCACCATGCCGGCCGGCACCGTCGAGGAGACGACGACGCCGTATCCGAGCAGCCGGTTGGCGTTGATGTCGGCCTGGAACGGGAAGTCGCCGCCGGCATTCTGGGTCAGCGAGATGGCGATCTGCTGCACCGGGTTCATGATCCAGACGAGGCTCCCCATCGCATTGACCGCGGCGAGCGCGCCGACCATCGCTTTCAGGTCGCCGACCAGAGCGGCAAACCCGCCGCCCGCGGTTGGTGTGAGGCCCGAGACGCCGTTGCGGATGCCAGCCGGTCGGATGGTCGATACCGCCACGTTGTCGATGAACACCGTGTCCACCGCGACGCCCGTGTCGTCCATGATCAACTGGCGCAGGATCGTCTCGATTTCCGGCGTCGAGTGCTCGGCGATTTCCCGCGTATACGAAGTGATCACGGCCATTTTCTTGAGGCCGAGCGCGACGGTAGTGAAAGCAGCCTGCCGCACCGGAATGGGCGCGCCTTCCGCGACGAACGAGCCGGCAATGGTCGGCGTCGCGGCTCGCGTCGGCATGCTGATCTGGTTGTAGCGGCCGAGCGTGATGTTCATGCCGCGGGCCGCCACCGGCTGGAAGATCGAGCCGGCCATGACCGTGTTGAACCATTCGCCCTGCCCTGTCACCGCCAGCTCGGCCGCCCAGCCCGCCGTCGTGGTTGTGGCTGGCGCGGTAGCGGCACGGGTACGCCACTCGACGATACCCTTGGTCGCCTCGAAGTCACCGTAGCTGCCGTACAGCTCGGCCAGGGCGACATCGACCGGCTGCCGTTTGACATAGGCAATGGTGGTCGCCGCGAAGTGACGCAGGATATGGTCGCCGACCGGGGTTTCTTTGCGCTTCGGCTGCGCCCACGTTTTAGGCGCGCTCGCCGGCAACGACTGCTGTGGCGAGTAAACGGTGATCCGGTCCTTCGGAACCGTGATCGGCTGGGCTTCACCGCCGAGCGCCTTCTCGGCTTCGAGCCAGGCAAAGATCTTGCCTTTGACCTCGCCGATTTTGCCGGTGAGATCGTTCACCCGCTGCACGTCGTCAACGTCCGGCAGTGACGACAACTGGTCTTGCAGGCCGACGACTTCCGCCTGCGCGGCCTCGATACGTTCGCTGTAGTTCATGACTGGATTCTTTCGATGGATCGGTTCCTTTTCGGGATGCGCCCCATGACCGCGCGGCGCCGGCCGATCTCCCTCGGGATGCGCCCCAAAGATCAGCGATTGCCCTTCGCGGGAGATGCCGAGCGCCTTGGCGATCGCCAGGGCGTTCGGGTTTGCCGGCACGGAGACGAGCGAGCACTCGACCAGCTCGGCCTCGGTGAAACGCAGGCCGCCGCCCTTCATCGGCTCGGCGGCCTCGGAGTGAAAACCAACGGAGACGGCGCGCAGGACGCCGCCGTTGACCGCGGCGTGGATTTCGCGCAGCCGCTCCGACACCGGCTCCATCAGGTCGAGCCGGCCGGTGAGCTGGCCGCGGCGCACGCCAACGTCGCGCCAGCGGCCGATCGGGAAGGATGGCTCATGCCCGAACAGCGCGACGGGGTTCTTGCGGAAGTTGTCGAGCCGCCAGCCATCCGGTTCGATCACGTCGCCCATGCGGTCGACGCTGCCGTCCGACATGACAAATTCGAGCGGGTCGTCAGCCGGCGGCGGCGCCGCAGACTGCCGTTTGCGAAGTTCCATGCCTTGGTCCCAAAATGAAAAGGCCGCCCGGAGGCGGCCTGTCAGGCGATCATCGTTCGGTGGTTGAACGGTCGCTCCTCAAGCGGCGCCACACCCGCCATCATCGCCAGCGCGACGGCGCCGTCGATGCGGCCGGCAGACTTGTCCTTGACGAGCTTGCGGTTGCCGGCGGGGTCGATCTGCACCACCGCATTTGCCATGCACATCGTCAGCACCGGGTGGCCGCCATGCGCGATGCGCGCGTTGAGCACCTCCGCCTCCAGCGCCCGGAGCGCCGGAGACATATCCTGATAACCCTGACCGAACTCGACAAAGTGCTCATCGAGCTGCGCCTCGCTAAAGCCGGCTTTCAGCAGCCAGGGCCGCAGGTGCTTCCAGCCCCAGCGGTCGAAACCGACTTTGCGCACGTCGTGCCGGTCGAACACGCCGCGCAGGTGCTCGGCGATGTACTCGTAATCGACCGCCTTGCCGGGCGCCGCCAGCAGGTAGCCCTGGCTATGCCAGAGGTCATATGGCACCCGGTCGTTGCGGCTCTTCACCGCCAGCCCGTCACCCGGCAGCCAGAATGTCGGATGCACGTTCCAGATGCCGGCAACCCGCACGCCCAACACCAGCGCGGTGAGGTCGCTCACCGCCGACAGGTCGAGGCCGCCATAGACCGGGTGCCCGTCCAGCGGGCGCGGCGTGGCGGCGCAGGCGGCCCAGAGCTGCCGGCCGATGAACGGCGCCGACGCCTCGACCCGGCGGTTGAGGATCAGGTTCTCGAATTCCGCCTGGCGCGCCGGCATGCGCTCGGCATCGGCCGCCATCGCGAGAACTTCAGTGGCGTTCAGAAAATCACCGAATGCCGGGTTGGCAGCGCGGATCGCCGCTTCGCTAAATGCGTCCAGTTCCACGGGCGCGGTGTAAAGCGACACCACCACCCGCGGGTCGTGCGCGGCCAGGCCGTCATCGATCAGCACCGACAGCAGATCGGCATCGGTCGGCGCCTGCGTGCTGATGATGATCGACAGCGGGTCGGACTGCGCGCCGGTTGCGGTTTCCAGCGCTTCGTACATGCGGCTGCGCGGCCCGCGGACTTGGCCTAGCTCGTCGTGGACGACGAACACTGGTGACAGTCCGAATGCGGTGGTCGCTTCCGCCGACAGCGCGCGGTAGATCGTGCCCAGTTCGGGACACGAAAGTTCCTTCGCCGTCTCGCGGATCACCACCACCCGGTTCAGCGGTTGTGACATCCGGACGATCTTGGCCGCCAGCCGAAACAGCAGCCCGGCCTGTTCGCGGGATTGCGCCGCCGAGAATAGCTGGCTGTTCGGCCGCGCCTCTGGGCCACACAGGTGCAGCAGCAACAGGAACGACCCAAGCCCGGTCTTGCCATTCTTGCGCCCGAAGCTAAGGATTGCCCGGCGAGTGCCGGCCGGGTTGTCGTAGATGCGGCAGATCTCGTCCTGCTGCCACTGCCGCAGCTTCACCCGCTGCCCGACGAGCGCGCCCTCGGGCACGATGCAGTACTTCTCGATCCAGTCGATGGCTTGCTGCGCGCGGGTTATGCGCTTTTTCGCCAAGGCTCGTCGGCCTTCTCACCACGCTCGACAACCCGAGCCGCAACCGCCGACTGATACCTCGCCTGATTAGTCAGCCGAAGTTTTGTCGCAAAATTGGCAACCGCCTTCTGCTCTCGGTCGCGCATCCGAAGCAACCGCTCAAGCTCCAGCGCGCCGCCTCGATCACCGGACCAAGTGTCGCCCAAACCATCGATAACTTCGCTTATCTCGTCGGCAATCGCCCGCCTCTTGCAGTAATCCGCAAGCATCCCACGCAAAACCTCTGTGTTAAAAAACACCGGGTCTTCTGAAGCAACGACTGCTTTCCAGATGTCTTGTTGCCGCTTTGTAAGAATTACCGGAGGCTCTGGGCGCTCGCCGAAGTTTCCCGACACCAAAGTCTTGGAAACACTGGAATGGCGGCCTCTTGTCTTCATTGGATGGTTAGGATTAAATCAGCCGCGC